GGTGGGACAAACACCAAAAAACCCCCGCCCGGCGGGTGCCGAACGGGGGTTGAGTTTGGGGGAGGAAACTGAACTGATTTCAGATCATTAGGATCACCCCCTTTCGTTAGCTCACTTATGCCATTGAACCGGTGGCCTGTCAACAATTATTTTTGATCGTCTCCCGCAACCAATTCGTCAAGCGTCCAACGTATCTGACTTTTGATAAGCGTTACAGCGAAATCAATAGCAGCCCCGCCCCGGTCATATTGTGCCAGTTTGCGGGCCTTCAAATCCTTTGCGCTTTTAGTGCGCGGATTGATTGTCTCAAGCGTTGCTCGCGCCTTACGTCCGGCTATTCGCATATCTGCAAAAGTAGCAAGGTGTACGCGCGCTTGCTCTTGGGCAATCTTTTGCAAGTCAATAGTCATAATGAAAACCCCAGGCCATTTAGCGGCTAATTCCGCTCCCGATTATATAGCACAATCGGAAGCGGAAAGCAAGCACTAAATTTTAGTAGGAAACCCGCTTGTCAAGCGTCCATCCGCGCCGGTTCAATTCGTGCATAGAAATGGGGCCGATTTCATTAGTGGGATACCAGCCCCCGTTCATATACTGGCATATGGTTTTGTTTGTGGCTCGTTCTGACTTGAACCAATAGTAACCGTTTGGCATGGCGATTACTCCGGCAATTCGACAGTATGAAATGTGATATCTTTTATGTAATCCTTGTTAGGATCACGCAGGCGAAAATCAGCGTGCCTTTCGGCATCACGCAAATTGTCAAAGGGAACAGTGACGCTCCATTTGCCATATTGGCGATAGAAAATGATGGTGTATTCTTTCATATTCTTACCCTCTTGATCTAGACAGCAAGTCATCAACCAAACCGTCTAGAGATTGGTCCCGCTTTGGTGCGCGTGTTTCAATCCGAAAGCGGGGGTCGGATTGAATGCCAGCGACAAGCCGCATTAGCTCGGCATTGTCAAAGACTAATTCGGCTATTGCGCCGGTATCGGCGGTTAGCTTCAAGATTGCGTCTGGCCGTAACCCCTCTTTGATGAGGAAATTGACGGCCAATGGACGGGCGCTAGACCCCCATTTTATATGTGCCATTAACGTACCCTTATGATGCTGTCTTTTTCAAACCCCGCGCGCCACGCCTGATAGCATCTAGGTTGCTGGCGTTCGTCATAAGGATTATCAGACAGGTAATCGGCAACGTATCCCCTATCAAAAGCCTTTGGTAAGAGCCTGTCAGGTTCGGGGTTATTCGGTTGGGTTAAATCGGCCATCACCCTGTAAACCCGCAAGAGCCGCAACGCTCACCCATTTTCAAAAGCGAATGACCCGCGTTATGTGGGCAGAAAACTTGATCGCCCTCGCTAGGTTCGCACCCGAAATATTCGTCTTTCTCAATCGCCCTTTCGCGGCGTTTGGTTTCGCGTGCCTCAAGCCGAGCCGCTTCCGCCTCGGCTGTTTTGCGCCGGTGGCATCCGCTAGGGTCGGACCCGTCACAGCACCCTTTATCAAGGTGGAATTGCCGCACCGGATCAACGGGCGGCGGCGCGTCCTTTACCTTGACTAGCATTACGTTGAACGTATCGCCATCGGGAAACCGCACGGTAAATTGCAGGGAAAGCCCCTTGAAATTTTCGTCACGTCCAAACGTGGTTTTGTTTGTCGAGGTGAGAGACGCCTTTAGCAAAGCGCCGAAATCCTCTATTGATTTTCCGCCCATAAAATTGACCCTCTTTAATTCAATCGGCAATGGTGAATTGCTAATTGCTGGAATATCACAATAGCGCCGGGCCGTCAATTGGCGTTAGCGGTTTTGGCACTTTTATTGAGACGTAATTTCCGCGCATAAAACCGACCGTGGCTTTCACGTCCCAATAGCACCCCGGCTCTATCGGGAAATAACGGCCCCGATATTCATAGGTGTTTCCATCCGGTCCCGCGAATTGATAATGCCAACGGGTTATTTCCGTCCCGTCGCGTAGCTTTGCCTCGGTATGATATTTTCCTGTGCACCGCAGGTTGCGAAATTCGAGGCGTTCCCCGACACGCATTAGCCGCGCTCAACCATGTAATGAGCAAGCGGCTTAAATCCGTCTGTCTGATAGTCATGAATAGCGCCATTATATCCGGCTATATAATCACTCTCATTTTCCGGTGTATAACGGTCCTGTGTCGGATAGCTATGCGATGCCATTGCGCCAGTGCAAAGCGCCATGCCATTAGCGTAACCAATACTTTGCCAATCAATGTCAGCCATAAGTTACCCCGTTTTATTGATGCGCCTTTGTGTAAACTCGGGCGTTCCACCTAATACGAAATTTGGCACCGGGTTTTGATAGATGATTTCTTGACCCCGGCAAACGTCAAGAATTTGCTGTGGTGAAAGCTGCACCCCTTTAGATGCCTTTTTAATCAAGTCACCCTCATTGGTAACGCAATAGAGTTTCTTACCTGCAATGCCAACTAAATCCCCGGTGGCTTCTAGCTTCCATCCGCCTAGCGTCTTTTCGTCTAGGGGACCGGTGAAGCCTTCGCATATGATGCTATCGGTATCGCAATAGAGGGGGCGCTTTGCCAACGCCAAATTGCGATGCAAATTAGCTCGCGCCGCGCCAGTAATAGACGCGGCGGTTGCGACGTTATAAAAGCCAAAGCGCCGGGGATTAGGGCGGCACCAAATAAAGATATCTCCCTCTTGGCTATGCAGTGTCCATCCTTTCGGGTCATCTGCGCTAGCCTGTGGCGTTGGAATTTCCCCGTTAGTAAAAAGCCATTGCTTAAACTTGCGGGGATTGAGGGCAAACTTTCCATAGGCCGAATTGAGGATCAGCTTATAGAGAATGTCTAGGACTTTATCGTCTATAGCTTTCGCGTCTAATCGCAGTCCATAAAAGCGCGTCACAAACTCAGCAAAGTTAGCCTTGCGATGAAATGCCCAAGCGTGCTTTACTTTGTCTATGCGCAGCGTGCCCGTATCTAGGCCCGCTTTAATCTCGTGAATTGAGGCAAAGAAAGTCCCATACTTGCAATTGAAATCGAGGCCGTCGTTTTCGGCCCGCACTGGCAAACAACCATCATTCTTTGCCACAATACAGGCAAAATCGGTGCGGTCATCTATATCAGTTTGCAAGTCGAATTTGGCACTAATTGGGTGCAACTCATCTTGCATGACTGCGGGATACATAGAATTACGATCATAGACATAGAACTTTTGCCCAATGCGTGGGCGTAAAACTCCCGTCTCGAAACACTGACAACGGCCACCGAAAAAGTATTGGCGAAACTGTTGGTCTATAGCATCGCTAGTTATGCGCTCAAAACCGTGCATGGAATGTAGCAACGGGAGCGCGGCACTTGCGATGGTGAGTTTATCGCCTGCCAATTTATGGAAGCCTATGACTAGATCATATAGATAAACGCAGTCGTCTTTTTGATAGCTGCGAATTTCCGCCTTATGAGCTTCGCGTTTTTCGGGCACAAAGTTGGCGTAATCAATCTCTGTTTTCTTGTATCCTTTAAGAGCTTGGGGAATGATAGAAAAACTGTCACGGTGTTCCACCCCATTAAAGTCAATCTTGACCATGCGCCCGCCCATGATAAGCGGGTTCTGTCCCGGTGACATATATTTAAGGAAAAAGTGAAAGTCGAATTTGCCGCCATTGTGAAAGTAAACAATATACTCGCGACCTTGCGCCTTTTCTGCGGCTAGAAAATCCATGTATTCTTGTACGCAGTTAGGCCCCCACCAATCATAATAAACTTGGCCGTCATAAAACCCAACCGTAAAAGGTTGCGGCACAAGCTCCCATGAAAAGGGGTCTGTTTCTGTGTCACCAATGGCAATGATTTTCTTGCTCTCGCGATGGTTGTAAGGTCGCGGCAAAAATATCTTGAGGTGAGCTTGAGCTTGTAGCTCTAAAACTTCATCCTCGGTTAGCTCTTTTTCGTCATCCTCAAAGTCTTCTAAAGGCAAGCCCATTTCAAGGCATTGCTTTTGATAGTCGGTATAGACAATATCGTCCCCGTCATCATCGTCTAGAAAATCAGCCATGATTACTTGCCCTCTTTACGCCCCTTGCGCAATGCGGCTTGACGCTCGCGTTGCTTGGCAATCCGCATGGTGTATGCGGCTGCACTCTCATTATCCCGTTGCCGGGCCTTGCGGTTTCGCTCGCTTCTCTTGCGGCGTTCTATGTCGTGCTTATCCGGCTTAGGTTTGCGCCGATTTCCTAGCTTATAAGTGTGGTGCCCTTCCTCGGGTCTTACGCCACCATCATTTCTATAGCGCATAAACGATAGATATTTGACGCTAGTTTTATTCATTTTGCCAGTAAAAAGCCCCTGATATTCTGTAAGGATATAGCGCCCCATATCCTCGGCACTGGCAAAGCCCCGGCGCGATGACCAGCCATCTAGACGAAAAGCGAAAAATTCATCGGGATTTTTAAGGCCGTCTAAACTCTCATCTTCGCTAAGGCGTTCGGCAACCGAAACCATATCAGTTAATTTGAAGGGCATTATTACTTCGCGTTCCTCCCCGAATTTCAAGCCATCGGGGCCGGTCAAATCGCGAGTGATTTCTATGGCGTCTAGATCACCGCGCTTAATGAGTTTCACAACCTCGCGCTTGCGTTCCTTGGGGACCATAAGGAACGGCCCGCGAGGCTCAAACCTTTCGGCGAAAACCTCGCGGGCCTTAGCTGGCGCGCGGACGGGGGTAACGCGGCCCTCTAATACATCGGCATATTTGTTGATTTTTGTGCGGGTCGCGCGAGTGATCTTTTTGCGCGCGTCAACCTTGGCTGTTAGGACACCGGCTTTCTTGAGCGCAGATGCCTTATGTTTATAGCCTTTATCAAGCGCGTTGCTTTTCGCTTGTCGGGCCGCACGCTGCGCTTTAGATAACCCCTTGTTAGCCACGTCGCGTTTGACCCTCTTTCGGGGCGTGGCTAATCGGTAGGATTGAGCCACGCTCTTTTGCCGGGCCGTTACAGACGTGGTGAACCTGTAACGGCCATGCCGCTACAAACCGTTAACCTTTTGACTGTTGGGGGCTATTGCTTCCCCCGACCCGCTTTCGATGCTATACCGGGTCCGCAGAGAATGCAAGGGGGGTGTTTTCCGACCCTCGCGCATTCACAGATTTTGGTGTTTGTCAAGCGAAAAGGTAGGGCGGTTATGGCACTCTTATGGGCGGATGGTTACGGGCATTGGGGAAGCGATGCGAATTTTGGCACCGCTTATCTTGTCTCTGATAGCGTTAGTTTGACTGGCGCAAATCCCCGCACAGGAAACACCGCTCTGTTGTGCAGTAATAACCGCACATTTCATGCCAAGGTGCACAACCCCTCAACGCGCATTATTTCGGGTCGCGCTGTATTGCAGTCAACGCCCTTCCCCGGTGGCACTGCGGCTGTCTGGATTTTGGACGCTGGCGGGGGCGTCATTGGCATTGTAAGCTATAACGCTTCAAACGGCCTTGATATCTTCAAGAATAACTTTCAATTTCTCGCCTCAACCGCGCCCAATCTTTTGCCGGTTGGCGCGTACAATTATATTGAGGTTGATTGTTTCAGCGATAACGGGGCTGGATTGATTGAGGTAAAAATCAACAATACAACCGTTGAATTATTGACCGGCCTTGCACTGTCTGGCGCACCTATTGGGCGCATCGGTTGGGGCGGTAATTATCTCAACGTGCGAGAAACGCCTATTCCTTCGCAGCTTGCGGACTTCTATATTTGCGATGCCTCGGGGGCGTATAATAATACGTTCCTTGGGGACGTACGTTGCCGCACCTTTTTCCCGGCTTCAAATGGTCCATTGCAGGATTGGGCACATACCGGGGGCAATGCTTGGGACGCAATAAATAACGTCCCCTATGATCCTGCCCAATTCATCAGCACGCCAAACATTGGCGACAAGTCTAATTTCGGCAAGGCTGCGCTCCCGACTAATACCGCCTATTTGGCTGGCGTTAATGTCTTTGCTGTTGCGCAGAAATCCGATAGCGGTGCTTGTGAGATAACGCCGCAGATTTCCAGCAATGGTGTAGTTGGCAATATGACGCCTATTGTTCCGGCTGTTGGTGACGCCTTCTATAATTCGATTATGGAAACGGACCCCAATACGGGAACGCTATTCACCCGGCTAGGCTTTGATGCCGCATTGCCTCAAGTTGAGCGCACAGCATGACAGACGCAATCGTCAAGGAAATAGCCGTTGTTACGCCCTCATTAGGTGGGGGCGGCAATGCCATGATTTCTGAGTTGGCGATTGTTGCCGTTTGTTCGGACGTGCCGCCAATAGCCGCAGAAGCGCTTATTTCACAATTCGCTTTTGTCACGGTGGGGATAGAGTTTTCTATCCCTGTTATTCTCTCGCCACTATCGGCGGGACAATTCATGCAAACAATGCCCTATTATATCGGCCAATTTAACTAGGAGCTTTCCCAATGGTTGACACCTCTAATTTTGTTCGCCTCGGCTCAAAGAATATGGTGTTGCCACCGGAAGGGCCTAAGCTCTATCCGGTGCAACTCGATTTCCGCACTACCAATACACAGGTTGCGGATTTCATTTCCGAAATCCAAAAGGGGTTTATTTCGTTTTTGCAGGGGGGCTTTTTTGACAATAGCCTTAATAATAATCCCTTGTTTATTACGACGGATCAGGTTAATCAGGTAGTGCAGATACCCGCTTTTACTATGGGGTATATGCCGCTATTCATCACTGATAGCGCCAAGTTGACTTTCACCACGGTACAGGCCGGTAATTTGGTGGTGCCAATTGTGCTTACCAATGTCCCGGTTACGCCATATCTATGGAGCGTAGCTTAATGCTTGAGAAAATGCTTGCCGATATGCTCGGCATTAATACCGACGAAATGGCCGAAATGGCAACGGGTATGCAAACCCTGTTGAAAGAGGGCGTCGGAAAGCTCAACGATATCCATGCGCAGAATAGCGAAATTCTTGCGCTCTTGAAGGAAGGGAAAACGGGCAATGGAAACGGAACAGACAACGGCAACGATAATCGAGACACCGGAGGGGGAACCTAACGCGGTTGTTGTTGAGCTTCCCGAAACTGGCGTAGAAAACGCCACGGGAAGCGAGGCCGTCGCCATCGCCCAAATCGAGGGCGATACACAGGTTACGATTGCCGCTATCAATGCCGAGACGGAACAGGCCCGCATTGAAGCCATGGCGGCGCGTGATGAAGAATTGACCCAAGCGAGGGAGCGCATTTCATGGCTGGAAAGTCAGATGACGAATATGGAGGAACAGAACCGGCTGGCACAGGAGCAGATAGCAGCCTTGACCCCGCCACCCTTGCCGGAGGTGGAACCGGTGGCGATAGCGGTGTTGGACCCGGAGACGCTGACAGATACGTTAGAGACGCCGCAGGAAACGTCATCCTCAACGGAGACGGAACACCAAAGCGAAAGCGAGGCCGAAAGCCCGGCTCAAGCGGAAGCGGCGGCAACGGGAGTAATTCTGCCCGGCGCAACACTCAAGCGTACACTCCGCTTTCTGTAAACGGGATTGAGGCCCTTTTATTCTCAACCCATGCGATACTAGCGGCGGGCCTTAAAACGCCCGAAATTGCCTTGTCGAAAGTCGAGGCTGAAACGCTGGCAAAAGCAACCGCAGAAGTTGCCAAGTATTACCCCACGGCAATTGACCCCAAAACCATTGCATGGGTTAACCTCGCAACTTGCATGGGACTTACCTACGGGCCGCGCGTCTATATGGTGCGCTCCCGTCTCGACAAGGAAGCCAAGGCAAAGCGCGGACCCGCGCCAGCCGCCCCGACTGCGACCGCAGAAGCCGCGCACGCGGCCTCATTCATCCCGCCCGGTATGCCGGGCGCTATTGAGCCGGTTTCAGAAGCCGGGACAATGTAAGGCAAATCATGGCTAAATCTTTCCGCTTCCCGACCCCGCAAAACCGCACCACGATTAGCGGCTCAACGGGGAGCGGAAAAAGCCAATTCGGAATGTGGCTATTATCCACCCGCGATATTCTAGACCGCCCATGGGTTATATTTGACCCCAAAGGCGATGACCTAATCGCAGAGCTTCCCGCACAAGAATTGCCGATAGGCGCGGCACCACCAAAAGAGCCGGGCCTTTATGTCATGCGTCCTATACCTGAATTTCATGATGCTTGGGTAGAGAAATTCTTTTGGCAATGTTGGGCGCAAGAGGATATCGGCCTTTTCATCGATGAAGGCTATATGGTGCCAAAGAATAGCAAAGCCTTTCAAGCGTTGCTTACTCAAGGCCGCTCTAAATACATCGAAATGATTATGCTAACTCAACGCCCGGTGCGCTGTCATCCGATGATGTTTAGCGAAAGCGATTTCCTTTCTATTTTCCGGCTAAATAAACCGCAAGATAGAGAGACGATTTACGACTATGTTTCTGATAGCACAGATGTAAATGTGCGATTGCGCTTGCCTGAATACAATTCCTATTGGTATGATGTTGGACAGGATACGTGCTTTACCTTAAAGCCCGCGCCTAGCCGAAATACCATTATTGAGGCGTTTCAACGCTTCGCCAAACGAACAGTAAGGGTGCTGTAATGGAACGCACAGTTTTGACCTTTTCGGTGGCCAATCTAATCACTGTCAATTTGATGGTGTTTTTGCTGTTGGGCATCATCATGCTTGTTGGGGGCGTAATCCGGGGGCGCTCTGACAATGGATAAAATCCTCAACCCCGCCCTTCTCGGAAATTGGGAAAATTGGCTGCGTATTTTCCTCATGGTCGCGATTGGGTTTGTCGCAGTTCATTTTTCGCAGCGTTTAATTGATAGCAAGAAAGGCTAATAAAATGGCAGCTTCCGCGTCCCCGCCAACCGCACAGCAGTTGATGCAGCAGAACCAGTTGCAGCGCCAAGCGGTGCTTTCCAACGCAGTTGAGATGCAGCAGAGCATTGCAAATCTCAACATCGATCCGACACAGCAGACCATCATCAATATTCAGCCCCGCCCGGTTGGTTTGGTGAAAGGCTTTCTTGTCGAGGTGACTGCAACCCTCACCAACGGCCATGTGGGCGTAGCAACGCGCACGGGCTTTGGTTCGGCAAATCTCGTGCGCCAATTCCAGTACACGGATTTGAACAACAATAACCGCATCATTTCGCCCGGCTGGCATATCGCCACAATCAACAGCGCCCGCCAGGGTTGGGTTATGGGCGGCGCTTACGCGCCAAACGTGGCCATGGGTTACGGCAACAATTGGGACGTGAATAGCGGCCCGGCAACCATCGCCATCGATACCGATGCGGAAATTCGGCATATTTATTGGGTGCCGCTCGCCTATTCCGGCAACGATTTGCGCGGCGCTATTTATAGCGCGGTTGTCAACTCGACACAGAGCCTGCAAATCACGCTCAATCCGACCCCGATTGTGGCGGCTGGCGCGGACGGCCTCAACGCCATCTATACCGGCAACGCGACGGGCGGCTATAAGGTTGGCAGCAAGGTCAACATTTCCGTCTATCAGGTTTATCTTGACCAGTTGCCGGTCATGGGTAACGGCCCGATCCTGCCAATTCTGGACCTTAATACGGTCTATGAAATCAAACAGACCGCAGTTACCGGCATGGCGGTTGGGCAGGACTTCCCCTATTCCTATGCCAACTATCGCGATTTCCTTTCGACTGTCGCGGTGTTCGACAATGGCGGCACTTTCAACGTCGGAAGCGATGTCAATTATTGGGCATTGCAGGCGGCCAACTATACCAACCTGTGGAAGCTCGCGCCGGAGATCGCCGCTTTCTATGCCCGCCAGACGTTCATGGCGGACCCGCCCGCAGGCGTCTATTATTTCAACCACCGTGACCGCCCGATCAACTCCATTAGCTACGGCAATATGGAGCTTGTGTTGAACGCATCGGCAATCAACGCCAATGCGCAGTTGCTCATCGGCACGGAAGCCTTTGCGCAAATCAACCAGCTTGTGGGCGGGGTCGCAACCTCGCTTTCGGCGGGCTAATTTTCCTAGCACTCGCGCCCCCTTAATTGCGGGGCGCGAGACAGGAATTTTGAAAGGCTGTTTCCATGGTGGAAAAGTTCAAGGCATGGTTTGCCAAACCATACGACGATAATATGAGCGCGTCGGGGTGGTTTCTTTTCTTTGGTTTGCTCATTGTTATTTCCGTCCTTTGGTCTCTCGTAATTCGCGAGATTAAAGAGGTCGCAAACTGAAAGGGATTATCATGCGCGTATTTGGCTTCTCGACTGTCACGCTTTTCTTGATCGCCCTCGCGTTCTATATGGGCGCGAAAAATCCGGGCGTTCTGTCGAAGCTCGGGCTGTAAAGCCATGCCGTTCAAGTTGAGCGTCTTCACCGCGTTGCTAATTGGCTATGTCATATATGCCACGCTAACGGGGTCGCTCACTGAATATCTTAAAGTGTTGGGTTTGGTAAAGAGCTAATGGGCTTGCTTTTCTTGATCGCTGGCGTTCTATTCTTCACCGCAGCTTATCGCGGTGGGGACGCGCCTACGAAATTGACAGGCATTCTCAAGAGCGATTTTACCGGGCCTAATAACTTTTTCGTTTGGGCGCTAGCGTTGGGGGCCGTGGCGGGGATTGGTTACATTCCCAAGTTGCGGCCCCTAGCCAACGCTCTTTTTGTGCTCGTTTTGCTTGCGCTTATCTTGGCGCATTCCAACAAAAACGGGGACAATTTCGTGACGTTGTTTTTCAAGCAAATTCGGTCAACAGAAGGGACCACAAAATGAACGGTGCAAGCGAGCAAGTCGTTACGGTTGCCGTTGCGATTGTCGGGGTGGCGATTTTGGCCGTCCTTGTCAGCAAGAATAGCAACACGGCCCAAGTCATCAAATCGGCGGGCGATGCCTTCACAGGCGCTTTGTCTGTTGCTGTCTCCCCGATCACCGGGCGCGGCGTGGGCATGGCTGTTAGCTTCTAATCGCCGTCACTTTCGGGAGGGCAATTAGATGCTTACGAAAATTGCAAATGGCCTGTCAAATCTCATGCCGCGCGTGCCCAAATTCTTCACCTATAAACAGGGTGTAGTTTCGGGGCTTGGCGTTGGTGTCGGCGGCTTGGGTTTGATGAAGCCCCAAAGCAACCCGATTGATAGCCCCTATGATCGCCGCAACACAGTGAAGGCCGATCTAGGCCCTATCGCGGACGGCCATAATCAGATGGTGCAATTCGGGCCGCAAGTTTCAATCAAAGGTTCGGGGTCGGGACTAACCGGCCAATGGGCGTTGCAACAGCTTGCGGATTTTCAAGCCGGAAAACAGTAAGGACAAGGGCGCATGACTATCCCGCCAATCTTGCATAACAAATGGGTGTTGATTGGTGGCGCGGCTGTCATCGTCATTGCTCTTGTTGCTTCCGGGGGTAGCGCAAGCGCATCCCCCGCGACCCAAGCGAGCGCAGCCGGTCCTAGTGACGCGGAAGTTGCCGCCAATCGTGACATTACGATTGCACAGCTTAACGCACAGGTTCAGGCCAACGCCAACGCGGGTCAACTTGCGTTGCAACAATCGCAGGGTCAAATTGACTTGGCGAAAGCGCAGCTTGAGGCGCAACTTTCGCAGTATGCAATTGACGCCCAAACAGCGTCTAACAATCTGCAATATACATCATCGCGAGATATCCAGCTTGCCACGCTCAACAGTAGCGATAGGCAGGCTTTGGCCGCGATTGACAGTCAATCACAGATAGCGAAATGGACGCTTGACCAAGCGACGGCAAACGCCACGCTTCAAACCAATTTCCAGCTTGATTATGCAGAGGCCGCAAATGCCACGCAAGTAAGCCTTGCGCAAATGCAAGCGCAGCTTGTGAATAATCAGCTTACGGTCGGGCGCGATGTGCAACTAGCCGGATTGGCCACACAGGAACAGCTTGCGGCTATCAATGCCAATCTACAACAGAATACGGTGTATTCAAACAATGCCACGCAACAGGCCGTTTACGCGACCATGAGCGCGGCACAGGTTGAACAGACGCGACTGTTGACGGTTTCGCAGACAGAACAGACCCGCCTGATTACTGGCGCACAAAAGCATTCATCGACTAGCGGACTTATAGGCTCAATTGTCGGTGGTGTTTTGGGGCTGTTTTCGGACCCCTCGCTTAAGACCGATGTTGTCAAGATTGGCGAGTATGCGGACGGCCTCGGTATCTATCAATACTACGTGCCATGGGCGGAAGCAAAACAGCATGGCGTTATGGCCGATGAAGTTGCAGAGCTTCGCCCGTGGGCACTTGGCCCGGTTCATGACGGCCTCTTGACTGTCAACTATGCAGCGCTTGGGAATGCCTAAGCAATGGACCGTAAGACGGCCCTAATAGCGTTCATCGCCCTAGCCATACTCATTTGGCTAGGGCGTAAACGCTTGCTTGATATCGTCACTAAATCAGGCGGCTTTGAGCTTGTCGCGGGGCCTGTTGATACTGTCTCGTTACCTGAAATCAAAATGCCCGCTCTTCCAAACTACAAGCCGGGGCCGGAAACTTGGGAACAAACAACGGGCCTCATGTGCGCCTGTAATCTTTCCGATTATACAGCCCCTATTGTGGTGCAAACAATCACGGTCCCGGAGCCGCCCGGTCCTAAGTATGTCTATACGCCCCCGGCTATAGCTCAAGTTGCGGCTACACCACCGCTCTATTATTCGTCGTTCGGGATTGATAGCTCTTTCCCGATTTGGGGAAACCAGCCTTACGAAAGCGCTTGGCTAGGTTCCGATGGCCGTCTATTCTTGAAGCGTCCTAGTAACAATCCATCGTTCATAGGATCACAAGAATATCATTGGGAAGGGCAGGACATTATTTACGGGCCTTACCGATACAAGCCGCAGCAATCACAATTCATGGCGCGTTCGGCATGATAGACAAGCGCGTCCTTTTCGGCGGCTTTGGTCTAGTGCTGTTGGCGCTATTCTTGCTGCGTAATAAGCTCTCAACAGAGACGCAATACAATCCCGCAACCAAGGTGCAGGGATTGCCGCAGCTTTCCTATATCGTTCCCCCGGTTGAAATTATACCGGGCGGGAGCATTCCCCACGGTGCGCTTTTCGATTGGTTTAATGGGGAGCAATGCGGATGCGGAGACGTGGCGCAGAACGCGCTGATTATTTACAGCACAGTTATTTCGCCGCGCGCCCTTCCGTCTTACAGCTTCATTCCGAATATAGATTTGAGCATTCCGCCCGCCCTAAAGGGTGCGCCTAGTTTGTTCCGTTCGGACCCGATGCCTGCGCCTATTACTTATCAGGCCCCAACCCCTACGTTTTGGTGGGGATGGCAGGGGCTTTCCCGCGTCATCTATACTAGCGATAGTATGACCCTTTCTATGGCCACACAGGACAAGGGCGGAATGAACCGCGCCGCGACAATGCAACGTCTATGGAAAGACGTGACACCGGGACGCAACGCCTTGACGCCCATTACGGCAATTGAATATGACGGCCAAGTTTACCAGCTTGACGCGCGCCGGAGTACAGGCTTGTGAGTTACATCACAGACTTTCTCAATAAATACCTGTCATATGCCCAAGGTGTAACAGCCGCCACGGGCATCAATACAGACGTTGTGCTTGCGCAGGCCGCACTAGAAAGCAATTGGGGTCGGTCAACACCGGGTAACAATTTCTTCGGGATTAAAGGCCCCGGCTCAACGCAAACAACAATGGAGTTTATCGGCGGCAAATGGGTGCAGATTAAGGCCGCTTTTAGTGGCTATGCTAGCGCCGCCGATAGCTTCACAGGCTATAGCTCTTTCATCAACAAATATAACCGCTATAAACCGGTCAAGGAAGCTGTCGGAAGCGAAGCACAGATTAACGCGCTAGCCGCTTCCGGCTATGCAACAGACCCGAATTACGCAGGAAAGTTGACCAGCATTGTGGGCAGGATACAGCGAAGCGGCGTAGTGATTGGAAACAACACCCCGCCCCCAATCAATACCGATGGTGTCGGTTACGGGCGCGATGCCCTCAAATCTATCCTTGGCGTTGACACCGGGAATATGTTATCAGATGTTTTGTCGGGTACGGGCGATGTTTTGGCCGCGCCCGGCAATGCCGTAGAGGGTGCGGTTAAGTCACTTACCCCCGATTTGGGCGGATGGTTTCAGCGTGGCGCTTTTCTTATCTTCGCGTTGATCCTTATTGCCGCCGCTCTTTTCGCGTTCAAAGGCAATACCATCATACAAACCGTGAAAGGTGCAGTAACATGAGTGTCAAAAGCATTGTTGGCGTTGTGACGGGATTTCTCGCTCACTACGCAACGGAAGCGGGGGCCGCAGCCACGGCCCTTGATATGATCGTTGATGCGCTCCCGATCCAGCCGCAGGACAAGGCAACGATCAAGGGGCACATTGCAACGATCGCAGCCGCGCCGGGGGCGATCACTACCGCCCTCGAAAATCTCAACCTCGAAACGCCAACCCCGGTCAAGATTGACGCGGCGGATATCGAGCGCGCGGTTGCGGGCTGGATGGCAAGCAATGGCGTGACGGATATCAAGGCCGATATCAAGAGCGAGGTTGCCGCCTATTTCGAGGCAAACCCCGTGCGGCCCGTTCTGGACGCTCCCGCGCCGAACGATACGGGGACCGGGGAATGATCCGGCGCGGGCGGGCCGTTAAGGCCGCATCGCTCGCGCTCTGTGCCGTGATTGGCGGGGGCATTATTGCCCTCGCCAGTTGCGCGCCGAAAGCGCCCCCGTCATACCCCTATGTCATTTGCAACCAAATGGGCAATGACGCGGGTTGCGGCGATCCTGTCACCATCAACGTAGAATAGGAGCGGCATTCACCATGCCTTGGACGTTCAAAGTAGCAGCCGGGGAAATCTGGCGAAATGGCAAGCTCATGGCTAAGGGGGTTTATTCCGGCCATGGTGACGCCATCAATGACAGCAGCAAAGAGGCGATGCCCGCGCACGGTCCAATCCCGCGCGGGCGTTGGCTTATGGATGGTGTCTATAACAGCGCGAAAGTCGGACCCTTCGCAATCATCCTTGACCCGGCGCCGGGGACTAACGCTTTCGGGCGTTCGGGTTTCCGGGTTCATGGTGACAACGCGAAGGGGGACCAAAGCGCAAGCGAGGGTTGCGTTATTGTCCCGCGCAATATTCGTGACGATATGTGGCAACTGAAAGACCACGTTTTGGACGTGGTTTAACAAGGGTACGATATGCCGGAACGTCCGCAGGCCGCAAGAGTTGAGAGAGTTACCCCCGCCGCATTTGGCGGGGGTGGCAACGGGGGTGCAAACCACGCGCGGCGATTAGCCGCTTTGGAGGGTCGCATGAAAACCGTTGAAACTAACCTCGCAACCGCAGTGCAAAACACTACCGAAATTCTCAACATTTTGACCTATACAAAATCCGTTGCTGGATTGGTCAAGCGTTGGGGGCCTCGCGCTGTGATATTCGGCGCGGGCATTTTCACAACCGCCGGAGTTGGCAACCCAAAAGTGTGGCAATTTATTTCGCACTTTTTCGGCGGATAACGCTTGACAGTTTCCGGGACTTTCTTTAGTGGTGGTTTCACCGGCCACGGGGTCGGAGACACACTAGAAGGAAATCACCATGGTTGAATTGGTTGGTAAGCTCACTGCAAAGACCCTTGGTTGGGATCGTTTCGCAATCGGTGCCGCGACAAAGGACACCACGCAGCCGCAGAAGCTCGGCACCATCGTTGGTATCGTCTCGGGCCTTCGCCAGACCGTCAATAACGAGACGGGCGATATCCAGACGGGCCTCAAGGGCAATTTTCGCGGCCTGTCCACGCTGAACCTTTTCGTCCCCAAAAAGGACAAGGAAGGCAATGACGTGATGAAGGATGGCAAGCCGGTGCTTGAGGATACCGGCAAGGTCATCGAAATCCGTTCGGGCGTTTGTTACCTCCCCGGTGGCATTCAGGAAATGATGGAGGGGGCGCTTGCGCAGGCACGGGAAACCGACCCCAAGGCGACTATCTCTTTCGGCATCGATCTTTTCGCCATCAAGGACACCAACAAGGCGGGCTATACGTTCAAGGCCGAAACCAAGGTTGCGGCGGAAGAGCGCGACCCCCTCGATTTGCTCATGGATCAGGCGAAGGGCGTTGCAGCCTTGCCCGCCCCGGAAGCGCAGGACGAAAAGGCGGCTTAATTTCGGGTCGCAAACCGAAGGGAAAGGGGGCCGGAAACGGTCCCCTTTTTCTTTGCCTGTTTACCTCTTGTTAATACCTCGCTGTTAGAAAGGATTATCAGCTAGGGAGTTTACACCATGACTGCACCGAAATTGACAGACCGCCAAATTGCCGAAATCCGCCGCCGCTATTGGGCAGAAAAAGCTAGACAAGAGCGCGAAGATATGGCACGTTATGAGGCACTGGCAAACGGGACTTGGTACACCACCCCCGTTGCAGGCAATCCAGTTGGGACATATTGATATGGAATATTTTCACTTATCAATCATCGCTCTTGCATGGGCACTTTTAATCGCCGCAAATGCGGCCATCCAAGAGGGCCGATAAATGACAGACACTTTCCAAGCCGCATTTGATAGCGGGATGGCTGCATATGAACGCGGCGAAAGGTATGGCCCCGGCTTCAATCCATGGCCCGAATTTCCAACCGCTTGGCAACGCGCCTTTAAGCGTGGATATGAACAGGCAGAATATTACGCCAAACAAGAGGATGATTAAATGACAGGCTGGCTTATCCCGGCAATCGTTGCCACCGTTTCAATCATTTTCGGCATCGCAATGGAGGTGCTAAGGCGCAAGGAACGACGCGCCGCAAAATGGATGGAAGATACCATGGCCAAAATGGCCCGTGGTGAACCAATCGACATTCCGCAGATACCGGGGGAGATAGAGCCGGTGGGGATGGAACACCCCTTTAAGCGTGATCCGTCACGCGAAAGGAAATAGAAATGGAGCGCCCGCAGCCTTTCAATAAGTGGCGCGATACAGTGCCCGAAGAATTGCCACCGGGCGAAATGTTTTTCCTCTTGCTTTCGCGGGGGAAAGGTGACAAAGTTTGGTATGTGGAATACGGCCCCCAACCGCTTTGGGTTATTCGTTCGAGGGAAAAGGTGATCCGTGATGCAGGTATTGACACTAGAGTTATCCGGTGCGTTGCGCTTGGGTTTGACCCCTCCTATGCTGGATTGGTTCCGTGCAACTCACGCCGTGGGGATGGTGACGATTAAGCCTAAGCCGGTGGGGCCTAGCTTCGCTGACTTTCTCGCGGCTATTGTTTCCCCCATCGGGGCGTTTGGCGGGCCGGTTGAATTGCCTAGTGTTCAATATTGGGAATATCCCGGCACGAAATTTTAGGGGTTGACATAGGGGACACCACCCCTTAAATCTTGTCTATCGCGGTGGCACCCCGACCCCATGGCCCCCGCCGCGACTAGGAGCGCCCGCTTCCATCAACCCCCGTTCGGCACCCGCCGGGCGGGGGTTTTTTGGTGTTTGTCCCACCTGTTTGTCCCGGTG